CCTGGCATGGATATCGAACCCATCCCTGGTATCCGCATCCGCTAAGGCTTACGACGATCGCTGTTGCTAAGGAGCAGGCTATAAATTTCATCTACTCTGGTTTCCACTCTCGAAATTCTGTCGCTGACTGAGCTGCCGCCATTGGGCTTTAATTCTACAAGGTAATGCTTGACGAGCCATCTGGTAATTGCGATAAATGCTCCGGCGATTGTGAGAATTGAAACGACCAGAGCTGCGTAATCTTGGGCGGTCATAATCCGATTGCCATCACTTGCATCGTGACGGTTCCCGAGCTCGTAATCGCCCAGATTCCGTTTGCCTTGTTATTGATTGTGATCTTGTCGCCGTTATCCATCTGGTATCCGGTGCTGGAAGTTACATCGCTGTTGCCCAGATAGCACGTGCCGCTTGAGCTGTGTAAATAGACCATCTCTGCTTCGGCTGTTGCATCAACGAGCGCGGTTGCTGTGGTTTCTACGGTGACTTGCCGGGTGCTGATTCCCATTCTTCTCTCCTGGTTTCTTCTGGATCCCCGATGCTTCTACTTCGTCGATCGCGTCGTCGATCGTCCGGGTTGGCTCCCTGGTGCAGTCGCCTTCCTGGTATCCCATTTAAGGGGCCAGGATTTCGTTCCAAGATAAGGATTCTTCATCCCATTCATAAAGTTTGCCGTCTTCTGGATAAGGTTTTGGTGAGATCCATGATCCGTAAGACCTAGTCCATGATGGGAATGGCTGTGTAGAGTAGAAGAATCCCAGATAGAAATCTCCGCCGATGATTGCTGGATTGTCGTCTGTGTATTCCACGAATAATCCTTCTGGATTAAAGTCATCGTTCGCGATGATGATGTTGATAACAATATTGTTTTCATTTAGTTGTGCAAGATTCTTCATGCTGGATACCTAACTATTACGACGCCGGCTTTTCCATTTGCTCCGTTAGCGTTTCCGCCACCATTCCAAGCACCACCACCACCACCCGATCCATAAGAAACTGCTGCAGATGATGAAAATACATTTGAACCGCCATTACTTACTCCACCTGATCCTGCCCCAGTACCGCCAGTTCCGCGAGTATGAGTGCCGCCGCCGTTGATGTCTGAAGTACCACCACCACCGCCAGAAGAGATCACTGTCATTCCAGAGAACGATGTGAAGTTGCCAGAAGTTAAATTGGAATCGATGGAAGTCAGTGTGTAGCCTGCTCCGCCATTACCACCGGCAGAAGCTGACGCGTTCGCGCCGCCGGAAGTTGCACCGCCACCACCGCCGCCGGAATATTTAGGGTGAGAGTTAGCACCTGATCCGCCTGAGTTTGTATTGCTTCCAGAAGCTGATCCGCCAGCTGAAGAGAAGTTTCCGCCGCCGCCTGATCCGCCGTTGCCGCCTGTTAATTGTCCAGAGGCTCCGTCGCCTGTTCCACCGCCGCCGCCGCCGAGTGATGAGAGATAAGTTGTTCCGCCTAAAGCGAAGGAAGAAGTTCCGCCGGCTCCACCGCGATTAAGTCCGGAGCTTGATCCTGTTGTTCCTGCGCCAAAGTTTCCTACAGTTACAGTATAAGCATTAGCAGAAGCTGAAACGGTTGTGAATAAATCTAATTCACCTGCGCCGCCGCCGCCACCGTTACCCCAGCCACCACCTGCACCACCGGCGCAAGACATAACGGAGATGTTGCCAGTTCCGGCTGTGACTGTAAAAGTTCCCGATCCGGTAAAGACGTGGTATTTGAATCCGCCGACTGTGACGATTTCGTTGCCGCCTGTGGCTGTTATGCCAGAAGCTGCGCTCGAAGCTGTAATTCCAAGAATGGGCATTTTATGACAGCCCACCGATGATCAAGAATGTGTTCGAAGCTGTGCAGATTACAGTCGCTGCGCCATATTGCTTCGCGATCTTGGGTGCTGAAGCTGTTGCACCGATTGACACGATTGTGACTCCTGCGCCTTGAGCGAATGTGACTTGGCCTGCGCCAGTCTGTGCGATATTGATCTGCTCTCCTACGCTGTAAACCGAAGGCGGCACTGTGAGAGTAATAGGCGAAGCATTTGAGCAAGTGACTAACTTTCCAGAATCTGCAGCGACAAGTGTGTAAGTCGTTCCAGTCTGCGCATTTAGAGATAAATTAATAAGTGCGCCATTAATAGTTGGACTTGTTAGCGTTTTATTTGTCAGCGTGTCTGTGGTCGCTCTTCCTACCAATGTGTCGGTCGAAGTCGGAAGGGTCAAAGTTCCAGTGTTTGTGATTGAAGAAATGACTGGCGTCGTCAGCGTCTTGTTGGTCAAAGTCTGCGCTGTGGTCAAGTCTGCGGTTACGGATGTGTCGATTGCAACAGTTGGAATTGGGCCAGTGTTGCTAGTTATGTTGATTCCGGTTCCTGCTGTTAGAGCTGTGATATCGCCAGTTGCTCCAACCCAGGCGGATCCGTCATAAACTTCAAGGCTGTTTGTGTCCTGGAGATAGGAAACCATGCCCTCTGCTAATACTCCGCTGAGTGCTGTGGTTCGAGCTGCTGAAGATGCGAAAACCATCACCGTTTGCTGCATCAGGTATGTATTTACTTGCGCTGCTGTCAGCACGTCTCCTGTTGCGAATAACTTGTAGCCTGCTCCTGCCATGATTTCTCCTTGTTAGTAACTGAGAACGCCTGCGACGCCCAGAATTCCTTGCGATTCACTGTCGAGAATAAATGCCTGAATAATCGGTTCGCTCGTCAGTATCTTAGTGGTGAATGTTGTCCTTGTTATGTCGTGTTGCAGTCCTTGTACGAATAATTCGCTGGTGATCGATGTTGATCCGGGCATACTCTTTGTAACATTGACCAGGTCGAAAATCTCCAGGTCAATGCCTGCAATGTTTCTGGGGACTTGTCCGTCGTCAACCAGGTTGAGCGTCATCGAATCAATGCGAAGGGTTGCGTTCTTTCGCGATTGTAAGATCATCGTTGCCTGGTTTAGCGATTCTTCATCTGTTTGCACCAGGATGCCTGTTCTGGCTCCTGAATGGATGAAGTAGTTATCGATTGAAGTCTGATCTGTGACGGTCTGGTTTGTACCGTTGAGCCTTTGAACCGAGACGTCGTTCACGATCAAGGTGTCATCGAAGGCCAGGTCTATCTGTGCGTATCCGATTCCTGTTCCATCATCGCTGAAAACTGTCGGAGTTGAGTCTGCGTACTGGCTGACTGTGGTTCTTGAGTAGAAGGTTGCATTCCCTTCTGCGTCCAGGAAGAAGCCACCGAATTCGCTATTTTCCACCGTCTGAATTGCTTCGAGGACGGTGCGATCTGCTGTTCCTGGATCTGCCTGCATGGTGCTGTCGCCGGCATTGATGTCTCTTTGTGATGTTGGCCAATCGACAACGTCGAGCAGTTTGTTGATTCGCGTTCCGCTTAGTTGGCCTGCGCCTGTATCTGGTACTGAAGTAATCGCTGCGTTATTGAGAAGGCGGAAGCCGTCGACGCAGTTGAGGATCACCCTGGAAACTTCATTGGCTCCGATTGCAAAGGTGGTGTCGTAACTGGTGATAAATCCTGAGAACAAGTAATAACGAGCGCCTTCGTAATCTGCCCAGATTCGGATTTTCCGCAGCGGTATCAGCTTGCCGTAGTAGGGGCCTGCTGTATTAGCCGGGTTCCAGTCGCCGTTATCGTCCTTGATTTCAACGACTGCCGTTCCTGCTTCGAACTTGTTCAGAATGCGGTTTCGCCCTCTACGGATCGATGATCGCAGAATGATGCTGGTAATGTCGACCGAGTCGTCTGCTTCTGCGAGCTGCCCTGTTCCGAGCTTGCCCTTGATTGGATCTCCAAGTGTGAAGGCGCTGGAAATAAATGCCGGGCCATTCACGAAGTCAATCTCTGCTCCGAGCTGTGGAATGCCTGCCATCAGAGTTGGATCGCTGTCTTTGTGATCGCCTGGCCGTTATTTTGACCCTGAAGAATCGCGTTACGGATCGCATTGACGAGGTCGCCTTCGCTGGTAACGCTGCCGTTTACAACAATGTTGACCGTTGATCCGCCCATCGTTCCCATGCGGTTGAGTGGAATTACGGCTTCTGGCCCTGCTTCGCCGATCAGCGCCGATGTCGGGCTGGTAACGATGCCGCCTTCGGCCATCTTCTTGATGCCAAAGAGGGGATTACCAGAGCCGTAGGTGAAGTTGCTGGGGGTTGGCGCTTTGATTGGCCCGGTGAGGTTCGATGCTTCTTCTGCTTTTCTAAATGTTCCGGGGGACACTGGCCCGATGAAGCCTGGATCTCCTGGTTTCTTCGCGCCTGGTGTTGAAGGTATCGCAGGCTTGAAGCCGGGCGGCAGTGGCGTTTCTGGTGCTGCGATCTTCGCGCCGGAAGCTGCAACGTAATTGTTGAGAGCTGTAAGCGCGTCTTTCCATGACTTCTCTGCCTGGTTGCCGGGTGTAGGCCAAAGGTTCGAAGGTGTAACGCCATCTGATATTTTCTTTGCGTAATCAGCGACTTCTTTATTTGTTAGACCCCACTTGGTTGCAAGTTTATTTATCTCTTCATCTGAAAGTTTGCCGTCGTTTAATGCTGCAAAGAAATCAAGATAAGTTTGCGCCTGTGTCTTTGTCACTCCCCATTGACTGGCAAGCGCTTCGACTTCTGACTTAGAAATCTTCCCATCGTTGACTGCGAAGATTGCGCTGGTGTATGCAACAACGGCTTCTTTACTTATTCCCCACTTCTGGGATAAGACAATTACTTCTTCCGGTGAAATCTTGGAGTCTGCAACAACGCCGAGCAGATCGGTGTATCGCTTGATCGCATCGTTTGCCTTGAGTTGCGCTTCAAGGTTTGCGAGGATTGCCTTGACTCGTTCTGCTTCCTGGATGTTCGCTTGCTTTACAAGGTTCAGGCGTGCTGCTTCGAGCTGGATCGGATCTGTTTCTGTTGTTGGCTTGACGTTGAATTTCTTCAACGCTGCAAGTGCCTTCTGTGTCTGGATAAGTTTGAGGTCTGCTGCTGTGAGCGCCTTTGTATTCTTTCCTGCTGTGCCAAGATTAACGTTGAGGCCCTTGAGTCCTTTAAGGAAGCCGTCAGTCGTTCCATTTAATCCGTCGAATGAGAATTCTAAATCTTCGCCGGCCCCTTCCATCTTGCTCATCTCGCTGTTGGCCTTCTTGGTTACAAGATAAAGGCCGCCGAGTGTGGCTGTGAATGCGGCAACGCCTGCGACGGCTGCTGCGACTGAAATTCCGCCGGTGGCTGCTGCCTGTGCTGCTGCTGCTCCGATTGCTGCAGCTCTAATCGCCTGGTACGCCTTGACCAGTCCTTGTATCGCTGTAACGAATGCGATCACTTTGCCTGCTACGAATGTTGCTGCAAATATCGCGCCGAGTGTTATGAAGATTTCTTTATGCTTTGCTACAAATGCAAAGACTTTGAAGATTGCAAATCCAAAGCCGACAATGGCTTTGATTGCCTGGGTCATAACGGCGACGAGTTTGTTTCCATTTTCGGCCAGGAATGTTTGTATCGCTGGGATAACTTTCGTCACCATGACTGTGAATAATTCTTCAAGCACCGGCATCAGCGCTGTGCCTAGTGTTTCTTTGGCTTCGTCGAATGCGATCGCCAAGCGCTTCATTCTAAATTCGAAGGTGTTTGCTCTGGTTGCTGCTGCTCCACCGAATGTCTTTGCTGTCAGCGCAAGGACGGCGTTGAGGTCTTTGGATTTGACCATCGCGTCGGTAATTGGAACGCCGAGATTCTTGAGCGCCTTGTAGTTTCCTTGCAGCGCCTTTGTTACTGCGTTTGTCGCTGCATCAAGGTCAACGCTGCCGCCTGCTGAAACATCAAGGGCCAAGCCGAGAAGTGCCTGCGCATCTGTGACGCTGCCGGTTACTGAGGCGAGTTTTGATAGCGCCGGACGAAGGTTGTCGTCAACTTCTCCGAATGTACGCTGAATCTGGTCAATCCATGCTTCTGTTGAAGCGATCGCTGCGTCGGTTGCTCCTGTGGTATTTCGAAGCGAATTGGCAAGAAGCGCCTGGGATTTTTCGTCTGCGATCGCTGCCTTGACGGAGTCAATTCCTACTTTGATCGCGAATGCTGCGCTGGCCGCTGCCGCTAGTCCGAATGCCTTGCCTACTCTGCCTGCGAATTTGTCGAAAGATTTGCCGAGCTTGTTGATATCTCGAGCTGCTGCCTTGCTGCCTTTATCTGAATATTGGGTAACAATCCGGGCTACTACTGCGCCTATCGCCATGCTCGGTTATCCCTTCTCTTTATTTAGATTGGCTTTCAGGGTCTTCTGTGCGTCGTCCATCGCTGATTTGATATTTGCATAAATCCGGGGGCGGTCGCGGTCAATGACGGCCCATACTCCGCGACTGGCTTTGCGGAAGCGGTCATTCAAGTTGCCGATCATCTTGCGTCCGGTTCCTTCGCCTGGCGTCCTGCGTCCTGCAACTTCAAAGATAACGCCAGACGCGGTCTTGTTGAATAGTGCGCCTGCGCTGGTGGTGTAATCGGCTCTTACGCGGCCTTCTGAGCGAGTTTTAATAATTCCCTGGCGGATTGCTTGCGGATCCCACGCTGGCCAGCCCTGACCGCCTCTGGTGGTCTTTCGTGGGTTCTTCGGCGCTACTGATCGCCATCCACTCATTGGGGCTTTGTCCGGGATCTGGTCTTTGGCTGCATTTTCGGCTAGGCGCAGCTCGTCGTTGATTACTTTGTTAAGCCGACGAGCTGCGTCCTTGTCGAATTTCTTCAAGGCTGCGGTGGTTTCTTTGATGCCGCTAATTGCAACGACTTCATTGGCCATGTTTGTTTGCCGCCTTTGCCTTCTCTTTAAGATAAATCACGATCGCTTCAAGGATGCCGTCTGGTGCATCCAATAAAGCAATCGGATCTATTCCTGTCTCCACAGAAACTGCTGCGATTGAATATGTCAGGCTATCTCTGTGGATTCTGAATTTGGGTCTGTGTCTAGTTGCACTCCTTCAAGCGTATCTAAGAACTCTGGCCCGAACGGTTTCACAACCACTCCGTTTGCTCGAAGTGCGAGCCAACCGAGATAGTAGATGTGTTCGAGTTTCTGTTCTTCGCCGATAAGTTTTGCTAGACCTTTACCGTATTTTTGTTCAAAGTCGACGATGATGCGTGGTCGTAATGAGAACGTTTTTTCCACACCATCAGTCGTCTTGACCTTGATATTTAATCCATCCATCTTTTCCCCCTACTTTCTTTAGGTTGTTGTCTTTGTAATTGCGCCGGAGATCGGCCAAGTTACAGATGCTGTTGCTAGTTCGCCGACGGATCCATTTAGCGGAGTCCATTCGGAGACAACAGCAGAAAATGCGTATTGCGGATTTACTGTTGTTGTTGTTCCTGCTACTGGCTTTGCAACGACTGAGACCGCTGTTCCGAGCAACGGATAGATTGTTTGCTCGACTGCTGATGTTGCGTAGTCCTGGTGAAATTCAAACGTCACAGAATTGTCTGCAAGCCCAGCGACACGTGTCTTTGCTGTGTTTCCGAACGCAGTGGTTTCAACGATGTCGAATGTTGAATTAAGCGTGATGCTCGAAATATATGTACTCAGATCGGTGCTTCCGAATACAACGGATGCGTTTGTTAGTACAAGTCTTGCCATTATGCGACCGCCTTCGTGATTGCTCCGGTTACTGGCCAAGTTACAGATGCTGTGGCCAACTCACCGACGGATCCGTTTATCGGAGTCCACTCTGAAATAATAGCAGAGCAGGTATAACTTGGATTGAATGCGCTGGTGCTTGAGCCGTTTGGCTTGACGATTACTGTTGATGCTTGTCCGAGAAGTGGGTAGATTGTCTGCTCCACTTCGCCGGTTGCGTAGTCCTGGTGGAATTCCAGAGTTATTGAGTTGTCTTCTAATCCAGCGACGCGTGTCTTCGCTGCTGTTGATGAGAATGCGGTGGTTTCAACGATGTCGAATGTTTCATTGAGTGTTACTGACGCGACCAAATCGCTCAGATCCACTCCGCCGACGGAGATAAATGCGTTAGTGAGAACTATGCGAGCCATTATTTAGTCGCTCCTTCTTCTGTTTCGGTTTTGATGGATGGGTTTTGTGGTGCTGTGTTACTTGCTTTGATGTGGTTTCCAGCGATCAGGGTTTCTGCGCTGACTCCTGCATCTTGCAATTCTTTAGCGGTGATTGTGTCACCTTTGATTTTTCCGCAGACTTCTCGGTTTGAGATTACTGTGTATGTCATGTGGTTCTCCTTATCCCCAGATTGTTAGGCGGTATCGGTACGAGAGAAATGTGTTCGATTGCGAGTCGTATGTTCCGGACTCTGCGCCTATCACTCGCAATGTCTGGCATGTTCCGCCTAGCGTTCTATCTCCCTCTATTGCTGCTTTGATGGATGTTGCTCCTGTGCCTGCAAGGTATCCGTCGAGCTTGTCCTGGCCTGCTCGCTCTGAGAAGCGCTGGACGATCACATAAATATCTACGTTTGCTTGGTCTAATCCCCGGGCGTTATCGATATCGAATGTGAAGTCGAGCTGGCCCACGATTGCGCATGGTGGTGTTACTGGTTCCGGGATTAATTCGTAAACGCGAAGCCCTGAAATTGTTTGAAGTCTTGTCTTGAGCGCGTCTCGCACCTGGCTTGGTTGCATCGGCATTATTTAGCCAGCCCATTGTTCTTGCGGAATGGTCGAAGCAAGGCTTCAACGTCTGCGTCGAGTTTAGCTGTGAGGCGCACTGTGCCTAAGTCCGGGCTTCCTGCGATTCCAAATGGCGACTGGCGGCGTGTGAATAATCGAGCTGCCTGGATCAAGGTTGCCATGTTGATCTCAGCTGGTGTTGCTGTCCATCCCCAGACGCCGGTGATCTTGCAAGCCTGGGGCAAATAATAAGGCCAAACGTATCGGCCGATTGCGAGAATGCGGTTTACTGGCCATCCGCGCTGTGGGTTATTTACTGGCTCCAGCATGTAGTCGCTGGTTGACCAGACGGTATCCCATGTTTGGTTGAAGTTGTCGTCTGTTGCCACTTGCGTTATCGAAACGCTGTCGTCCATGTTCATCGTCCAGGGATCGAGTGGGGTGTAATAACGGGCGACTGGTACTTGCGTCGTTCCGTTCTGGTAAAAGAAGCGCCCGGTGTAATCGTCAATCATTCGGCTGGTTGCTGTGATCGCGGCTTCGAGTGGAACGTCGTCGACGCTGTCTGTGATCGCAAGTGATGCCTTTAATTCTGCAAGTGTGCAGTAGCAATTAGTTAGGGCCACGCTTCGTCCTTCTTTCCGGTTTCGGCAGCATTGCGCGTTCTAGTTTGGGATCGGCGGTTGCTGTTTCCTTTGCCGGCTTGCGCCGGATCTTCTTAATCTTGCCAAATATCATGATGTATCTCTTCCATCCAGAAGCTCTTCTGATGCGGCAAGATGGCAGCTGTGTTTACGTGGATCGTAAATCCGAGCGCCTTTGCCCTTCGACAGAATAATAAATCTTCGCCAATCCATTCTCCGTTTACTGGCCCATCCCAGAACCAGCACCAGTCTGTTCCCTGGTTTGGATCTGCGACTTCGCGCATCTTCTCCAGAACGCTTCGGTGAACTAGCAGGCATCCTGTTCCTGCTGCGTCAATCTCGAAGACTGCGTTCTTGTCGTATTTGTAAAGCGGAAGAAAGCCCTTATCTGAGTCCTGAAATATTGCCGGGACTGGCTTTGGGTAAGGCTTGCCTGGTACTCCAAATCCTGCAAAGACAAGGCCTGCGACGATCGGGCGCTCTTTGTCATGGGCTGTGTCGATCAAGGCGTCAAATGCTGGAGTCGTCAGCTGCTCGTCTGAGTCCAACATAAGAAGCCAGTCGCTCTTTGTGTTATCTAGAAATTGTTTCACCATGCGGTTGCGTTGCTTTGATAAAAGTCCGGAACCTTTGATTCTTACGAATGGCCCGAGTCTGCTGCTTCTTGATTGTGCAAGTTGAATCAATCTATATGCAAAGGATCCATTTACGGATCCTGGATCGCAAGAGCCTATTGTTACTTTGTGTGCTGTCTTCATTTGTTTCCCCCTGTTTGGAAGTGCAGGGCGAGTGACTCGGGGGGTGGGCCACTCGCCCTGCACAATTTAGTGCTGGCCTTCGTTTAGAAGGATGGTGCGCTTAGACCTGTGCCTGAAATGATCGAGGCTGCAAGTGGGTAGCGCTCTGCTGTGTATGCGGCGTAGCCGTAAACGACAGACTTGATTGTGAGGTTGCCAGCGCCTGTCGCATCAAAGCGAAGTGCGAATGGTGATCCTGGCTGCTCCCAGAGATGAGATTCGCTTGCTGTTACGCAATAGATTTCATCCTGGTTTGTAGTTGTTCCGTATGTTGTTCCGATGTTTGCATCGGTGATGATTGGAAGTCCGAGCATCTGGTATCCGGAGTTTCCGTATGTTGGTGCTCCGCCGACGCCTACTGCGTTCATCGCGCCGTTTGCTGCTGGTACAACAAGTGGACGGTTTGTGCTGTCCACTGCTGCGAGCAAGAATGCGAGGCGACGTGGGTGAACTACCCAGTGTGAAGGTGAAACGAATGCGTTTGTCTGAATCTGTGCAATCGCATCAGCAAGCTTTGGATAAAGCAGGCCGACTGTTGGTGCTGTTGATGTGAATGTGATGGCGTTTCCACCTGAAGCACGAAGGCCCTTGATTGTGCCGGCTGTGCCTGCGCCATTGAGGATCTGTGAGTCGAGTGTTGTGTGCCATGACTTGATCAAGTCAGCGATTACGAATGAATCGATGCCTGTTCCGCGCTCTAGTGCCTGGCGAGAAATATCTTGCTGGCCTGCGATTGTAC